TAGCCACAATCACCCGGCCTGGAATTAAGCTCGAAAGAACTTTTCTTCTGGAATGGGTGTGGTTTCTTAGAAAACGATTTATAAGGGGGTTGGAAATGCATACAGGTGATAAACTCTTAGATGTTGGGTCCGATATCTTGAGTAGACCATCAGTGGTTCCCATAATGAAGGCTTCGGCCGATCTCCCCCGGGTAAACTGGGAGGCTGATCCACCCGAAGTCGGTCCATCGACTTCATTCGGATGTAGGTTCAACTCCGCAAGGAGATGGACTGAAGGCCAATGGGGTTGGTCACTGTTCCGGTACCTTTCGGTTCATCCCGGAGGGACTGGTACAACCCAATCTTGTTGGACGTTGATGACTGAAGTTGCGGAAGCCGGAAGCATGGCTAAAGCGTATACTGCGGAAAGCAGTGCGCTTGAATCTGTTAGAAAGCACAAATCGCCTAAGGCTGCAATCGCGGCCCGCAAGCGGGATGAGTTTTCTAATGGAAGTAATGCGAACGGTCGGCTATCTGTAAAGATAGAACCTGCTGGCAAAGCCAGAGTTTTCGCGATGGTGGACTATTGGACGCAAGTTGCCTTGAAACCGTTGCACGACTGGATCTTTTCCGTACTACGGGAGATACCTCAGGATGGTACCTTCGATCAGATGAAGCCTGTGAAAAGGCTTTTGAAGAAAGTTGGACCTGATGAGAAGATCTGGTCATTCGACCTCAGTGCAGCGACGGATAGAATACCCGTCCTTATTCAGGGTCTGTTGTTATGGCAGATCTTTGGGCGTCACTTTGCCTCTTCTTGGCGAGCGACCCTTTGCAACCGTAACTACTACCTCGGCGCTATTCACGCTAAGGCAGCTGGTCTCGGAGGCAGAGGGGTAAACCTTAGGTATGCCGTCGGCCAACCTATGGGAGCTTTTTCAAGTTGGGCTATGCTAGCCTTGACTCACCATGCTATGGTACAATTCGCTGCCTATAAGGCAGGTGAAGTAATGTGGTACGACCGATATGCCGTCCTCGGTGATGACGTTGTCATTGCCGGTGACGTAGTAGGTCGAGAATATCGCAAACTGTGCAAAGTAATCGGTGTGGAAATAGGGATTGCGAAATCCCTGGCGGCTAGAGGTAAAACTCTAGAGTTCGCTAAGAAGTTCTTCTTTCGAGGAGAACCTGTTAGTGGGCTTCCTATTAAGTATTGGGCAGCTGCCCAACATTCTTTAGGAGTCGCGCACGCCTTATCAGCGTGGTATCCCACCGGGACCTTGGCAAACTTTGTCCGATCTCTCGGCGTCGGTTTCAAGGGAGCCAGTAAAACTGATGCGGTTTGGAACGCTGTTCCTCGCCGTTTGAAAGTTTTATTGGTGCTCTTGACTCAGCCGGTAACCGGAGGCCGCTTTGCGATGCCGACATGGGTTGATTGGCTCATGTCGCGTTCAGCGACTCAGAAGGTGCACAAGGATGTGCTCTCTGAGTTAACGGCATTTACTCCATGGGCCACCGGCCTAATGGAGGAAGTCCTTCGACCAGCCCGAGACCGCATCGATGAGATGCAGTCCGACCTCTTCTTTAACGAGAGGGGGTCTTTTGACAAGGCTGGAAGGCTGATCAACGCTGCTGCGAATATCGCGGTTGCGTCGGCGCAAAAGTCTATCGATCTCGCTGAGGCTTCAATGAAGCATTTGCAGCGATTAAACGTAAAGTTTAATCCCGTACAAGTGAGCGCTATCTTTTCACAGGTAGCAAACTCCGCGGAGAAAGTGGACCTAATCAGTCCTTCTGCTGCCCGCACCCTTATGCGCTCAAAAGAGGTGGCGGTCGCCCCAATACTTGAATTCTTCAAGTTATGGGTCCGACTGCGTGCTCGGATGGGCGTATTAGGGAAAAGCTGAGTACCTTAGTACCCGTGAGGGTGCTCTGGGAGGGGGCGTGCTGGCTATCATAATAACCTGAACTATTGGGTGATGGAGCTAACCACTCCAAAGTCCATGAGAGACGAACTACCGCAAGAACTCAG